TGATATACTCACGCAAGATTCATCCGCTGTGCTTTTTGGATTGCCGGAATAATGTGGTCAATGACTGTTTCGTCAACCAGAGGCGCACTTATATTTACTGTGATATTGCCGCTACTTGGTGCATTTGGGCCTGGTGGAGAAGAAAGAGGACTGATTCTTACATGCTCTTTTCCACCTGGATTATCGCCAACTAAAATCATCTGGGGACCGGAAGTGACGAAATCACCGCCTTCTGCAAATGCTGCCATTGCTTTAGTCGCAGCAACACTGGAGCCAATTGCAAGCAAACCAGTCTCTGCTGCCAACCCCCATGAAGCTGTTGCTGCCAGTGAAGCCGCCACGGCATATTCTGCTGCGACTGCTGCGCCAACGATTCCTGCACTTACGATTGTTTCGGCCTGTCCCACTTTGGCAATAGTGCTTCTAACCGCATTCTGCTTAATCTCTTCTTTTACCAAATCTCCTAAAAACTGAACAAATGACGCTTTAGACGCTTCCCATATTTTCTCTCTGCGCTCCTTTCCGGTCATTTCCATGTCAGTAAGTGAATTAACAAAAGTATCGTACCCGGACATAAAAGCATTATATAATACATCCCGTTTTTCGAGATGTGCCTGTACAATATCCAGTTTTTGCTGCTCGGCCCAGGCATCTACTGCCACTTCATCCATTTTCATATCAAGGTATTTATCAGCCTGTGTTTTTATCATAAACAACTGGAATTCCAGATTATCAGCAAAGATGGCTTTATTTGCATCTGCAATAGCGCTAACAGCTTGCTGCTCGGCTTCCATAAGTGCAAGCTTATCTTTTCTTGCTTCTATATTAGATTCAATAGTATCTTTTTCTTCTTCGGCTTGTAAAATTGATATTTTACGCGCTTCCACTAATTCTTCAATTTTGTCTAGTTCTAATTGCTCAGATTCAGTTAGCTTTTCATTAACTGTTACTAGAAAATTTCCTTGTTCTGCTGCTTCACTATTTATGCTGATTTTATCTTTCAAAGCGTCACTTAGCGTTTTTTCTGCTTCAAATACCGACTGAACTAATTTTATTCTTACTTCATCTGCGTTATTATTTTGCAACTTTAATAAAAAAGTCTCTTTATTAATATCGCGTATCTTTTCCATTATATCGGAGCTAACTCCAATCATACTGGTTACCATACCCAATTTATTTATATACTGCTGGGTAGCTTGGTTTAAGCCCTGCTGGGAAGTTGTATTATGCTGGACTTTCTTAGCCAGCCCATTAAACGCATCTGTCATTTGGAGTAGTTTATCTGTAGCAAACGCTATTCCACCTACTGCCAACGCACCTATAAACTTCTTCCAGTTTAATGATAATGCAGCAGTCGCAACCGCTGCGCCTATCGCTCTGGCTTGATATAGAACCAAGGCGGTAGTTGCAACACCAACAGATGTGGCAAACTGGGCCAGAGTTTGCAAGTCAATGGATCTAAAGAATTTCTCTGTTGCCTTTACTACGTCCATTAATGATGGAAGCATTGCATCACCGATAAGTGCCTGGAATCTGCTAATGGAATCATTCATGTTGCTTACCGCACCAGTCCAGGTGTCAGCCATTCGGTCAGCACTTCCGGAGATCGTTCCCATTGGATCGGACATTGATGAGATCAGCGCCTGTCTAAATTGCGGGAGTGTTATTTTAGTGAGATCTTCAATCCCCTGCGAATCTTTAACCAGTTGAAGGATGCCTTTATCGCGTAAAATGTCGGCCGCACCGGCTCCTCCCGCAAATGCCCTGCCTAAAGCGTTTGCGGCTTCAACAGCGGTTGATCCCATATATGCTGCCAGGTCAGTAACGGATTTAAGTGTAGCTTTAGAATCAACGCCGAATGCTTCCAACTGCGCACCGGCATTCACTACATCTTCAAGCATAAATGGCGTAGTGGCTGCTATCTGGTTGAATACATTAAACGCTTCAGTAGCTTCTTCCACACTGCCGAACATTCCAGTAAGTCTTGTTTTCACATCCTGGAACCCGGATGAAGCGCGAACAAAACTGCTTAGTCCTTTGGCTATACCGGCAAAGGCAAATGTAGCAAGTAGAAGACTATTTCTCAGTGCGCCGATTTGACGGCGCATTCCAGAGGTCGAACCGCGTATCTTGCCAGCAGTATTATCGTAATCTTTAGCTGACTTATTTAATTTATTAAAATCCTGGTGGGCCTTGGAAAATCCGCTGGTACGGACTTCTATGATAAACTTACTCATTTTTCTTGGCCTTCATACATGCGTTATACTCCTCGTCTATAGCGGAAAAGACGACTAGACGCTCATAATCAACATCATCCATACTCAGTGCCAATGGGATGTTAAAACGCTTCATAGCCATGTATTCTTCCAGGTAAAAATTAGTGTCCAGGTCAAGCCAGTAATTCACATCGCTGCAAAGCAGAAGATTATAATATAGGTTGGTCCCCACAGTGTATTTATGCTCTGTATCTTCTGCCATAATACGGTCTACTTCATTCCAAAGCTCCGCTTCATCGTAAGTAATTACTTTCTTGAGAGTTGGACTATTAGTCTTGTAAGGAAATGCAAGGACGCGAGTGGTGACGTTATGAAAAGCCATCCACATTCCAACACGCGCCTTTATCACTTTTTTTTAGACGGTTTTTTGTAGGCGTTGTACACAGACATCAGCACTTCATCAATTTGGTTGTCATCCAGCGCACTTAATTCTTTCTCTGGATTCTTAAAGGCAAAATTCATTACCCATTCCAGTATATTATAGAAAGAACCTGTCTCTACCTGACCGTCAACGCTGATAGCCTGGATCTCAAGTTTATGAAGTTCGCGTCTGTCCTTAAATGAAATTGCATTCACGACAAAATCGCCGTGCGTGGTGGATACTTTCATTTTATCTCGTTTTATTTATTGATTAACTATCGCCTGCTGCTCCAGCAAATGAAAAGATTGTAGCAGTCGTTGCACCAGTATATACTGCCCTAAACGGCAAGGTCATTGTCCATCCAGATTCTTCCAGGTTCACTGATGACTGATCGTTCATACAGGTAGGTGCTAATATTTGATATACACCAGTATCTAAATCCAGAGCTACAGTACTTTGCCCTTCTGCTGAAGCAGTTAATGCAAGGTCATCCCGTTTGCAAGTCAGACTTCCTGTTACTTCGTATGGCCCTAAAGAGTATCCATAAGGATTATAACTTGGAGCAACCTTAAACGATACCCTTGTGACAGGTCTTGCTATTGAAAGCTCAAATCCATGCAAAATTAAATCTTGGCTCGCAAAATTTGTAGTTGTGAGATCATGCATATTAAACATAGTTTGCTGTGCGCTGACAGCAGTAGCAACAGTATAGTTAATATTGGTAGTTGCCGTTGGCAGATATCCTGTAGTGAAAGTCGCAGTACACATTACCACGCCACCATTACTTGCCAGGTCGCCACTAAAAGTTAAGCCAGTACACATACAACCTCTAAATACCATATCCTTATCAGCCCCAGCGGGTGCGCTATGGCCACCATTCTCAATTATTATGCTCACAGGTATTGCGTTTGCAGTATCATCAGCAAATTTGCTTGTAGTTGGCATTGAACCAACTAAGCTTGAGATACTGCCACTTGCACCAGCTTCATATAAGTTTAATAAGACTCGCTTTGTAGCCAGGTCAGTGCAATGAAATGTAATAGATACTTCATACATCCTATCATGCCTTCTTGCTTTGACCATGTCATCACTTTGAGTTTGCCCGCCTACACCGGATCTGAACGGTGCGACATCTAAGGCTTGACCACCAGAACCAATATCGGTGAAACTGTATTCAGTCACAGGCATTGCTACAGCAGCACAACCCGCAATAGCAGCCGCTCCCATTGTAACTTCTGTCCCAATTAGTACCCGGGTATTACTTGTTACTTGATAATTTGCACTTGCCATTATTTCTCTCCTTTAGATTTAGATTTGACTTCTTCAATATGTTTTTTTAGTTTGTCTGGGACTTTACCATTGAAGTCAATAGCCATGCCTTCCATAAGCCAAATATGCTTATCCGCAACACCCAGTGACACAAAGTTTTCTGAGTTATTTAATTCCTTATAAGTTGGCTTTGCCTTGTATTTCATTATATTAACTCCATAGTTGTAACAGTTAATGAAGTGATACTGCGTATTATGCCTGGATCATCTTCATCGCGTTCATATGCAATGGTATTGACTGAACCATTGTAAAATCTATTTGTCCCGGACACCGAATATGTCCTGTTATTGTACAGCAATCTTTTTAGTCTTTCAGTTATTTCTGTAACCTGTTTCACACTGTTTTTCGTGTAGTTCCCGGCAGATAGCAATTCGTAATTAATGCTTACCGTGTAATTCCGTACCTGGCCAGTAACCACTGGTTCTTCCAGATCATCACCAGCCGGCGTAATCAGAAAACTCTGATTGCCCCGTTCTGCCGTATCGTCAAAAAGCACCGGGATACTGAATTCATTTGCCAAAATCGTCTGGAGCGAATCAATTACCCGGTCGTAGATGACATTTTCATAAGTTATAGCCATCTATATTATACTCCAGAAGACGACATCATCTGTATATCTGTCCTGACTTAACTGTGCCTACAGGTATGCTGTCACTCTGGAATGTAACACTCCATTCATCGTTTGTTGTGTATACACCGGCCTGAAAGCGTATCATTGCTCCATAGGCAAGATACTGGTAATCACCATTGATTGTTTCTGCATCTACTGCTTTATTCATCCGCAGACCAGTATCATCTTTTACATAAACATCAAATTTGGCCCCGGATGCAGTACCGGGAGCAAATGTTGCTCCGGTACTTATAACAACTCTCACTTCATCATAATCCACTCCTGGGGGACCGGTCAATTTGATGTCTTCTATATATCCGGTTGAAGAGCCGTTAATCGAAATTTCTGAGATTACCCCACTCTCTGATCGGAAAGATGTCTCATTCCACATCACATATTCTTTCCGCTTCAGTTTATCGAGGAGTCCAGTGCCTTCATCATTGGTTGCCATTGCTTCCAGGATCTCAGCTCTCTCCGGATCTTGGCTGCGCACCAGGTCAGCACAGGCAAGAATGGAATTAATTCTTACTACAATCCAGTCATAATCTCTATCGGATGCGCCTTGATAATTAGCATTATTTCTTTTGTAGATGGGACGGTTCAAATAACTGCGCATCCTGTCAGCTTGCTCTTTGGTCACTGTTGTCTTCAGACCGTCCCAATCCTGACCGGACTCAAACACAGTAGAATTCATTGATGATGTGCTAAGACC